TTGCCATCACTAGTGGAAAACTTACTTCCAGCTTTCAAAACCGGGGCGTAATCGTAGTTTGGGGCGCCATTTGTAGCTGCAGGGATTAATACGAAAAAAGTTAAAACTCCAAAGCTCGCCGGCGACAATTCAGGTTTTAGTCCAAGCTGTCTAGAAATTTTTAAAACGTTATCATACTCTGTTGCTGTTGATAGAAAAGTTTCATTAACTTGATAATCCAAGTAAAAAGATAAAATATCACCCACATAAGAAACAGTATCTAGCATTAGAGAGCCGAAAGAGTTAGCTGAAAAGTCTCTAAATGTATCAGGATAGTATCTTCTAGCATAGTCTACTAGATCTGATTTAATCGTTGAAAAATCTCGACTAGTATATTTTATCGCTGGTTTTTTTTCTGCCATGTTTTCTAAAATCCCTTTATTATACCGCGGTTAGGTCATCAACTATTACCAGAGAATCACGCAAATTGTAGCCAGATATTTCATAAATAAGCTCTATAGCTAGGTTATTTGTGGCGCCAGATTTTATGGCCAACGAGCTATCTCTAGAGATGTTTAATGAAATTATATTAACTTGTGGTAAATATATATTAACTTGCTCTCTTATTCTTTCGTCTATAAAATAATCTGGTGATTGTTCGAACAAAAATCTCTTAATTCCAACGCCATAATCTGGTATCATTACTCTCTCACCGGGAGAAGTATACAACAGCATCTTTAAATTTTGCTGTATGTTATCTTTTATTGTTTTGTTAAGCTCATAGAAAAAATCATTGCTATCTTGTACCAAGGGTAAGGCCGCATCAAAGCCGATTGAACTATTTTTGCTCGACACTAGTGACATTTAGGATTCTCCCTGTTCATAAATAGTTTACAAAAAGTATTTTTTATTACAGAAGTTATAGACATTAATTATCAGAATTTGTTTTATCGTCCGGACAATCATATGAGTTTGATGTATCAGTTTCATCTTTAGTTTTTTGAGCTGCTTCTTCTGGAGTTACCCCTTCATCGTCTTCTCCTTCTAATAGTTTAGCTATAATTCCAAATGGCGTTAGTGGTCCTGGTAAGAACCAAGGAGTTCTCCAAGTTGGGTCAGTCATATTGGCCACACCTTTAAAAATCCCTTCAAAAAACGAAGAAAGTAAATCCGGATTAGAGAAGCGTGGGTTATTATAAGCTTCTGCGTCAATCTGACTTTCATACAAGTTAGGATTATTAATTCTATCAGAGGCTTGAAGCGATTGTTTTGTTCCAGTTCCAAGTGTGCGAATTGTGTTTTTGAATATGTCATTAAGAGAAGGATACTCATCGCTTAATACCTCAGTCACAAGGATAGATAAAAAAGATAACAAATCCTTGTAGGGTATTGATTCAAAAAGAGCAGCAAAAGAAGCTACGATAAACTCGTTGTCTATGCTTAAAATATTATCGTCTTCTTGAGCGTTCAATATCTGTTCTTCATACTGTTGTTTATTTTCTATACTAGCATGTTTATATACTAAAGGCAGCTTAAAATAAAGATCACCATCTTCCTCCCTTAGAAAATATTTTTTTTCCAAAACAGAAGTAACATAGGATTGAACGTTTTTTGTAGTCCCAGGGAAGGAGCCCTGACTTATATCTAAATTCATATTTAAAGATATTATCTCTAAATTTGCCTTTAAACTGTTAACAATAGTAGCATTTTCTCCGGATTCGTCTAATCTGATTAATAAATTAAAGGTTATGTATTTTCCAAACTTATAAAAGTAGCTATCTAGGCTACTTAGCTTAGTACCAAGCAACAATATTAGATCATTAAATTCTTTTTCAATGAATGCCGCCTCTTGAGCTATGGCGGGGTTGGCGCTATCGGCGTATGGTCCTGCGCCATCGGCATAGGCTTCATAGCCATCAGGTACATAGTTACCAGCCACGATATTTGCGGCGACCGTGGACATAAAACCTAAATTCATCCAAAATTCCACGCCTTCTTCTTCGGTATCATAAAAGTAATTTTCTCCCGGTTTGAGGCTATATGTTTTAAGCACAAATTCAGGAGACTCAGTGTTTATGGTCAAAAGTTCTTTTAGTGTACTAATAATAGATTTTTGTTTTTTTAAAAGCAGTTCTGCGGGATTGAATCCCAGACCGTCGAGGTTATTGTTATATGAATATTTAATAGCATCAATGTATAGATCAGAAAAATATTGTGCTACATCGAATATGTGTAATAATCCTCCTTTAACTTGTGAATCTTGCAAGCTTAATCGCCCTTGCTTTTGACACAATAAACTTAAAGTAGAAAGTGATTCTAACTCGTTTATATAAAACTGTTGACCGGGCGAAACCGCGTTAAACATTGAAGATAAAACCCTTCTTTCTGGGCCATACTCTTCCGCCCCAAATAGATATTTTTGTATTAAATATAGATAATTATATTGTTCACGTTGTTTATCTTCAATATAGGCCGGGTTATCAACCATGATTGTACTGCCAAAATCGCCTTCTTCGACAAAATCCGGGATTTTGTCCGGCTCGGCGGTCGGTGGCGCGAATGGGGCGTATTCTCCAAAAACCTCGCCGGTTTTAAACAAATTTAAGCCAGAGGTTGTTTGCTCATTAAGCAAATTTACTTCATTAGAAGTAGAACTCTTTGCGATGCCAAGCAAATTAATCATATTTTTTGCGACGTGTAATTTTTTCCAATATACGTCCGGAAGATTTGAAACATCTTTTGGGAGTAAATCTGTAGATTTGTGTAAAGTTAAATCTATTAGCCAAGCACTAGAATTGTTAGTAGGTTCACCAATAGGCCCGTTTTCAGTAGGTAATATAGATATCATTGTAAGGAGATTTTCAGGAGTTAAAGCACTCTTATTCACATCAACGAAACTCAACTTTAGCAAAGATGGATCCAAAACTCTATTATTAAATATCTCGAACCCTTTCTCTATAAAAAAACCTCCATTTCTTAATCTGGGGTTGTTAGAATAAAATCCTTTAGGTATTATGGATTCTCTCTTCTCAGTATTGACTTTAATTATATTTGGTGGGGAAAGCACAGACAGTTCCTTTTCAGCTGGAATTACATTTCTTAATATTTGCTCATATAAGACACTGCTGCTTGGATCAGAATACATACTATCTAAGAACACTCCTGTTTTTTCGTCATCATCAGAGTTTCCAATAAGCTGCGGAGTGCTTTGACTAGAATCATCAATTTTAGTTTTAATCCCAGCATTTTTGAGTCTGTTTAAAAACCCAGCTTGAATTATCTTTATCGAAGAAAAGACAAACAATTGAAGTATTTTTGTCTCTTCAACATCTTCAAGGTCCATACTTAAATCATTAGCTCCAACTAAATTTACAGCCCTATCTACACTTTGAGAAAACTCGGCTGGTATCAGCTCGTCCATTCTTTGTTGAATTTTTTCAACGAGATAATTAAAATAAAACGAGTACCCAACTGCTATATCATCATTTATTTCTGGTAACAGTGTTTCAATGCCGAAAGACACAAAAACAAATAACATTTTCATCATCTCGGTTAAAGTTACAACTCTAATTGTTGCTTCATAAAGCGATACAATTTGTACTATTTCAGCCGGCGTTGGGATGGAGCCATAGCCAACTTTACACTCAATCCCTTTTATTCTTGATTCCATTTTGCCAACAATATCGTTAAAATATAAAAGAGAAGGATCACAAATGTTAGTTTTAGAAAAATTTATTCTGTTAAATACTTCTTTTTTAAACAAATCATTAGCAGTTATAAACTCGGCATGTTCTATTATTATCCTTTCTAATATTTCGCCAAAGAAATTCGGTGAGTCTTCAACAGTTTGCTTTATCACAGTTTTGTAAGCAGATGCTCTCTCGCGATTGGCGCCAACGACATCATCAAATATACCACTACCTTGTAGTGGTTTGTTGCTAGCATTATTAGGAAGCAATCCAGAGTAAATTGCGACCACTGGGTTATCAGCAGAGGAATATATAAGTCTTGTTTCGCCAAACGGCAAAATAGCTTCAACTGGCGGCGCTCCGGCTGTATCAAAGCCTGGAATTATATAAGATCCGTTGTAGGGCGCGCTTTCAGCTGATTGCTGAAATTCTGCAGGTGGTTCATAATGAGCAAAATATCTCAGTTGCTTATTTCCGGGTTGCCAACCAGTTGAAATACTTATAACAAGACTAAAGCTGGTGTTAATAATAGACACGTCCAAATTCGAGCCGTCGCTAATTCCAGAAACAAGATCATTTACACGCTGGGCGATTAATTTATTTCCGGCCGCATATTTTTGCAATTTTTCTTTAAAGTCTTGAGTATTAGTGTTAAAAAAAGAATTTCCATCTTCATCTTTTGGATCAATGTCATAAGCTTTAGCCATTGCCTCAGAAACATCATAACCAGTTGACATTATTTTTGAAATTGTCGAAATCATGTTAGGCAAATCTGTCGCACTTCTTGTTAAAGATGTCTTAAAATTATCGACTTCACCTTCAAAGGTTCTAGATGCAAGCTTTAATATTGAAGTTAAACTTTTCTTTGACAAGTGAATCTGACTTGGATCTTGAAAAGATTCCAAAAGAGGTTCAGCTCCTTTAAAGGTCGCGGAGGGTCCGCAAAAAATTTCGGGAGTCTGTGGTGTTGCTAGATTTTTAATCGCATCTAATAAATCATTTAAGAGTCCATCTTCTTGATCTAACATTTCTTCTATAGCATTTTCAGCTGCTTTATTTTTTAAATCATCTACGTATGCACTGTTTGTGGAATTACACAAATCAGACAACATTTTTTTACTTTTTGTTAGCTCTTCTATTTTATTGTTACAAGCAACCTGATCAAACCTAGCTGCAAAAACATTAATAAAATTAATTAATTTTTGGCGTGTATTTAACACTGCTTTTAGCGGTGCATACTTATCTAGTGCCAAAAGGCCATAGTATATTTTATCGACAACCAAATTATATCTAATATCATTGGGATCTCCTGACATTAATATACAAATTTCAGATAAAGTTAACAAATCTGCAAGATCTAAAAAGAAATCTTTAATTAAAAGTTTGTCAACGTCGGAGCCTGGATTTTCATCAAAAACAAAGTTAAACAAATCATCGTAAACAGCATCGTCATCTTTATCAACTAACAAGTCATTTATATTAGAATCGAAAGGGGGTGTTTGACTTGGAGCATTTGCAAAGTCACTTGCACTGCTTCCATCACACAAATAAGCTAATTCCTGCAGCATAATAGACACAGATTCAACAATGATTTTATCTACAAAAGAAATTATCTGCCTTAAAAGATTGTCCGACAGATTTTTTGTAAAAGATAAGATAGGGTGTGATTTTAGGCCGGCCTCGATTTCAGTCAAAGCTTTTCTTGCGGGATTCTCTAATAGTTTTCTTGTCTCAATTTCTGGTGGAGTAAGAGGCTCGACACACACACCAGCTTCACTTAATCTACTTCCAAATGCCTCCTTGGTATATAATGCTAGTAAAGTTATAGCCGCAGGCAGGGCAAGGAACACCATAGCACAGATTATTTCTTTTGTGCCTAAATTGTCATTAAACTCTTTGAGTACAAACGCTTTAAACCCAGCAGGGTCATCCTCTACTGATTCATTAAATTTACTTATTACTTCTGTCTTGAAAGCTCTGGCAACTGTATTTGTATTCACGTTTGCATTTGCGTAGCGCAATATTTTCTTGAGATCTTCATTAGAGAGATTTCTCATTATAATGTCACAAACAACAACATCTGGTGCTGCTGGTATGTATTTTTTTAAGCAATCAATTGCAAGACCCATAATTGACTGTAATGGTAGAACATTTAAAACAAAATCAAAAGCGTCCCGGGTGGTTTTTATTTTGTCAGCGTTTAAAAGGGCATTTAAAAAAGCAGAATCGCTAACTTGTAACAACTTCGCCTTTACTTTTTTTGATATGTCTTGTTTTTGCTGTTTAGTAAGTTTTCTTTGCTTTACTTCTCTAGCCGTTAATTTGCTCTTTTTTGTTTCCGCTTCGGGGTCATCTTCTCTAGGCTTTCTTTCTTTTTTTGGAACTGGTTCACAAGCAACTTCTCTTATAAAATTTAAACCATATGTGGTTACTCCAGCAAGATTAGCTTGATCGTCACTAGTTGGCCCCTCAGATCCCACATAATTTACTGTACCTGCATATATTTGCTCTTCAATTTTTATCTGCTTCGTTTCTGTAACTCGGATTGGTAAGAAGATAATAGCTTGAAAATATATTAAAGATCCTGCATCTTCAGCGCCAGTATCAATATGATATTTTCCACTTAAAAATATATCTGAACTTCTTTTAATTGTTTCGAATAACGCTACGCCGGCGTTATTATCTATTGGTAGCTTTTCACCATCAATATAAAGTCGTAAACTTTTGTCATTCTTTAAAAACCTACCAACTTTTGATATTTTTAATTCTTCAAAGGAAACAAAGTCCTCCATAATCTTATTTCTAAGTATACCGAGGAAGCCTCCTTTATCTTCTGCCACTGCAGAAACATACGACCCGGCATTAAATTCTTCTATTCCCCATATTTCTTTTATCTGACTTATAGGAAATTTTATATTACAGTGGTATATTTCTTGAACCAGATCAGGAAAAATATCATCTGCATCATCAGTAAGTTGTTTAAAAGTGGGCTGTTGGCCTTCGTCTGTTAAAGTTGCTAACTGTATAAACTCAATACCATTGAATTGATGACCTAATGGAAATGCTGCTGCAATTCTCTCATCATATATTTTATTTGCGAGATTGCTTTCTATTTTTGTAATAACTGGTTGTGTGTACCATCTTGTAAAATAAGTCATTAATATTTTCTCTCTATGTTGTGTAAAAAGTCGGACTAGAAGAGTTCTTCGGTCCCACTGCATCGCTACTGTTAAAGCCAGCCATAGCTACTTGAAGTTTTTGCATTATTCCATCAGTTTTTGCGATTATTTCAGTTGATAGTGTTTTCATTCCTGGCTCAATAAGCTCCCAAGACAACTCAACTTTACCGCCATTATAAGCAAAAGGGTTTCCTGACGCCATGGCGCCTATAGCTTGCGTTGGTAGACTTCCGTGTTGATGTGTAATTAGCGCAGCATTAAACTCAATTTGAGCTGTTATAAACGTATCCAAAATGCTATTAAGATTACTTATTTGATCATAAATGTCTTTAACCACAATTGAAATTTGATTTCCTCTGGCAACTGGTTGCAGATCGCTATCATCACCACCACCAATAAAATTCATTCTAGGTACGCTGTACATTTGGGCGCCTGCTGAGTTGGATTCGTCAGTGGTGCCACCGGTAACTATTTTGATGCCCTCGCGAGCTACGAACCTTAAACCATCTGCTTTAAGTGTAATAGAAGACTTTGCTCTAACGTTTCCAATGTTGCCCTCGGGTAATTCTAAATTATCATCAGAATCTGTTTTCTGGGATACATAAATTTCAGCAGCAGTAGTTTTATGATTTCTGATAGCAACAAGAGATTGTAATCCAGCCCCTGTTGGATCAGATGTAGTGCTAGCTGGGTCTTGTGAACTATAGCCAACGGCAATGGAGATGGTGCCTGCACCAGTTTGGGCGCCATAACCGGTACCAGGGGCACGAGGGGTATCCCTCATTAAAGATATACATTGTCCATTGTCACCAGTTAGTCTCTTTTCGGACTTTGCCCTAACAGGCAAAATTGATGGTTCTGTTAAAGTGTCACCTCTAGTTCCTAAATACTCCTGGCTTTGAGCGCTTATATTAGATCTTATTTTCTGTTCCTGAGTTAACTTAGAAACATCAAAAGCTTTTTTCAACATTTTTAACTATATAGCTCCAATTTATTTTTTATAGTCACTCTTTGGTGGTGTGTATCCAGGTGAACCTGGATCTACTCGACCATCACCTTGATCTTTTCGTGTTCCGTAATACCCACCTCTTTTATCAATACCTGGACGGGCATCTGCTGGATATAGAACCCTACCACGCTTATTAAAAGGACCGGGCGCCACGCCAGGGCCTCTTAACCTAATATGAAAATGATTATTGTGTACTGGGTCATCTCCAGTTAATTTGCAATATTGTTTTGGTTCTTGGCCCGCGGGAAATTTTCTACCTCTCCATTTTGCCTCTCTATACGCTTGGTGAGTTAAACTCCATCCCTCTTTACCTTTTCTAGACCAATCTTCTATTAATTCTATAGCGTATTTTACCTGATCAACACCAAATATTATTACTCCACATAAGGGGATGGCATACAGTAAAAAGCTCATCAAAGCTATTTCGTCAATATATTCCCTAGTTAATGGTGTTGTCCCACCTTTCATACCCCAAAATTTTGGAGAATTACCAGAAGGCTTACCTTTCTTAGCCATACGCGGATTAACTCTAACATTCATACCTCGAAATACTCGGCCGTTGGGGTCAACATATTTAGTGGGTATCGATAAATCTACACCGATGCCGGTTTGGTGTGTAATATGGCGATTCCAAGTATCTCCACCGGGCTTTCGTGATATATCTCCATAATAATACCCTGGCTTTATATCTGAGGGTATTGCTTGTTTGTCCTTTCCCACTAATTCTTTTGGAACCCACTTAGAAGGTTTATTAGGGTATAATTTAGTGGGATTTTTGTATCCTTTGCCTAAATCTTCGCCGCCTTTTACATTATTCAATCCTTTAAGGAAATTTCTCATTTTAAGAGTACCCCAGGCATGGTTTTTCACATTTTGCATTAAATTAACTCTGGGTGGAAAATTGCCACATTGTATCCATTTCAACTCCGGTGGATATGGCCCAGGATAGTTGTAGTATGAACCAGCTGGAGGGCACTCTGACTGCGTGGGCGCTGGTGGATTTGCAGTATTAGGAGTGTTTTTGTCCTCTTTATCTTTACTGGGCTTAGATGGTCCGAACTTCTTTTCGTAAGCTTTTAGTGCCTCTTGCTCGGATTTAAGGTCGCCTTTAAGCTCATCACGTTTGTTTTTTAATTTATCTTGTTGATCTATTAATTGGAACGCTTCTTCGGTGAGCTGATCGTATTGATCTTTGCCGTTGAACGCACTAGTAGGTTCTTTACCACCGTTTGCGGCAACTAGAGCATCCATTTGAACATAATATACTTCAATCTTTTCCTGTAGTGCAGCTATCTCTTCGTTTATTTGGGCAAGAGGGTTCTTTTCGTTTTGTTCTACTTTATTTTCACCAGTGCCTTCAGGAGATTCATTTGGTGACGCATCGGTTACTTGTTTTTCTTGATCTCCGGCGTTTTTATCGGCCTTGTCATTTGGTGATGGTTTTTCGCTTTGTGGCGCGGGAGCGGAAACTGAAACTACTTCTGGAATCAAATACTCAGGGCCAATTTGATATGCAGGTGGGTAGTGCCCTGTATTCATTTTTATAAGTCTAGTACCGCTATTGTATACGTTGTTCCATCTCTCGCCGGAGCCTTTTGTAGCCATTTGCCAAGGAGCGTTGTTTTTCGGTCTTGCTTTGTGCTTTAACCCAACAAGAAAAGTAATTCTTGATTGATCGATTGCAGGAATGCTGCCGTCAGCTAACCCCTTGAATAATTGAGTTATACTATTGAAGCCATAATCTGCATCTAAAAATCTTGATGCAGTGATAAAGTCATTAAATATTCCTTTTTGGGCTACTTGTTTTAAAAAGTATCCGTGTGGACCGCCGCCGCCAGAATGAGAAAAAGTTAATACCTGATCGACGCCGCCTTCAAGACCAACACCGTGCTTAAGCACCTCATCTACAAATTGAGGCGTAACAGTATATCTTGTGTTACTCGATGCAACAGTGGCTAAATTTGGCCACAAAAGAACACAATTATATCCATCAGGCATAAATGATGGACCCTTTGTTATTAGCTTCTCTGGTTTTCCGGAATTATTGTCACCGTGAAAATATAAAAAAACATTCACTGCTTCTTTAGGGTTAATATTTTTAGGTATGACAATTGAGTAGTCTGTTTCTGCAGTATCTGTGCCCTCGCCGTTTTTTGTTGCCTTATTGGAGGTAGCTTTAAAAACATTAACTTGATCCATACTTGTTATAAATTTATTTATTTTTTTATCTGAGGTTATAATAGAAGGTTTAGGTCTTGGTCCCCTAGCGATTTTAGTGACTACATTTCTTTTTCTACCGCATTCATCGTAAAAACCTGAACCATTTTGGAAACCACCTGGGGCACCAGGAATGTTAACAACTCCGGTTTTTAACGGCCTAATAAATATTGGATCTGAAAATGTATCCATATCTTTAAATGTAACTTGAACCGGATCTCCATAATTCGGGACAGCGAACTCATAGCCTGTATAATTATATAATTTAAAAACCCCTAAAGTTACAATTATGTCTCTTATTTTTCTATTATAATCAGCTGATCCATCATTTGTTACTGGGGTTGATATGTGAGTTATTTCTGGTATATTAACAACCGCTAAAAATGGTGAAAAATCTGTACTATTTACGTCCATTGCCTGAGATAGTTTTGCAGAGGCTAAAAAATCATCAAACATATAATCAGTTTGTAGGTTCTTCTCCGGAAATACTTGCATTATAAAATCGCCAACTAAAAGGTTTGTATCTATAAATGCATCACGAGAGTTAGCATCTTTAATCTTTTCTCTTGCTAAACCAACGGCACTTGAAGTTTTCTTATCATAAATTTTAGTGCTAGATCTTATTTGAAAATTATTTTTAACAAAAGAAAAATTAGACATTCCTATTTTTCCCCTTGAATTACATCAAAAAGAGACTTTTTATCTTCATCCGATAGTTCTACACTCGTATCGGTTTTCTTCGCCATAATGGACGTAAGTTTTACTAATTGTTCATTGGATCTTTGTAAAGTTTCTACATACTTGGCTGCAATTAGACCCAAATCTTTATGAGTCTCCTGGCCGTTGGTAATTTCTGCAAAGACTTGCGTTAAAAGGGTGGATGTGATATCACGGTCATCACGGATGTTATCGATTGCTTCTTTAATGTAAGCTTCTAAATCTTTTACTGATCGTCCCATTCTTTTTTAAACTCCGCGTATCTTTTACGCACCTTATTCAGAGAGCTTACAACTTGCTTTGTATTAAGTCCAGTTATCTCTCTAATATACAAGTAAATAGCTTTTTTATTAAAAATTTCTATATTGTTTGCTTCGTTAAAAAGAATCTCGATTGCTTGTATTGTCTTTACTTCGTTTTCTCTAAGGGGCATTTTTTTCCAACCTTGGATCTCTTTGTTGAGATGCAGAAAAAACTCGTGCTTATTTCTATCCTCAATATAAGTGTTATGCACCACTAACTGTTGAATAGATGGTGTGTTAGATTGGCCTGAGTGAGTTAAAAAATATTCTTCTAGGTGGGTTTCTCTTTTAGCCTTTTTTGAGGTCTTTTTAACCTCCGCTATAAACCAGTTTTTAGAGACAACACTAAAATAGGTAAACGCTTTGGATCCCTTCTCTGGGTCGAAGTTGTTTAAAACTGTAATAAGCCAGTTCTTGCAGTCGTCTTTAAGAGAATCAATATTTGGGAGAGAAGTAAACTTATAAGTGTAGACGATTTTATCTACCATTTCATCAAATACTGGGCCAATAAACTCTTTATAAAGTTCATTTCGACGCTTGGGTTCTTGTGTTTGACAGTACTCTACAATGGCGTCTTGGTGTTCTTTTCTGAAATAATGATTTTTAGTTCTCTTCCTCGGCATACTCTTCTTCCTCTTGTCTAAGGACACGCTGAAAACTTTGGCATTCCTCAACAAGAGCTTTAGAGTGACGAAGCAAATTTGCTAAGGTTTCGTCCCCATAAAAGCGTTCAAGACTATTAACAATGTCAATATGATCTCTATATTCTTCCAGTGTTATACTAAAACTATCTAGTTCCTCTTGAAAAGTTAAAAATCTTTTTAAGAGTTGAATAATATACCAGATAAAAACAACATTGAAAATAACTGAGAGGGCCAAGAAAAGGTGTGTCATCTGCTACTATCTAGTTCCTTTTTTTGATTTTTAAGATCTTCTTTTGAGCTTTCTATAAATTCTTTCGTTAGATCGCCAGTTTTTTTCTTTTTACCTTGTTTATTTGAGTTGTAGGAAAAGTTGCTAGGCTTACGCCCAACATTGTTAGAGGAGCACCACGGACACTCTTCTATTAATTCGCTCATTAGATGATTTTCTTTCCACTCACCTAAACAATCTCCGCATTGATAAACATAAATTGGCAATTTAATCTCCCTTTAATCTGGCTGTTCGCAAACAACATCCCAGTCGGGAGATGAACCTGCCGCTTCTTCATTAAACTTTACTAATGGCGGGTTAAGAACAACTAATCCCTCCGGAGACTCAGACATTTTAAAGCTTTCTAAAACCGGGACAATATCGGATTGTTCCATTAAGGATTTTTGTAGTGCCATCATAAGAGCACCAATTGCTTGTTTTGATAAATTTGTGTGTTGTACTTCAGTCATATTTGCTCCTTAAAAAATCTATTAGAATTTATATTTTTGTCATCGATAAAAAGATCATAAGCTGGTTTGCCAAATTTTAAATCGTGATATTTGACACCCCATTCTTTAAATTGTTTCTCCGTGACTGATCGCCAATCAATGCCAGACATAGTTCCGCGTGCAGTCCAATAAATTATCGTATCACCATTATAATACAAATCATTAATCTTTTTAATGTTTTCTTCTATAGGTGTCGCTTTTGAATAATCGCGATCTTCTGGAGATGTACATATTGTCTCATCTATATCAACGTATATAATCAATTATTTTCTTTTCTCCGGGTTTAATAAATACTCGCTGTAATTTTCTCCAAGCTTTTGTATTAATACTTTTGTTGAATTGTTACAAGGATGTCCGTGCCCAGCGTTGATAAATTTTATATCTTTTCCGATATCATGCAACATATAATCCCAAAAACTAAGATACTGATTCATATAGAAATTCTCTCTCAATTCTTCTTCCACTCTCTCTTCTATTGTCCCACTCGGTTTTATGTTTGGCCTAAAGGCATTTAGATTGTTTTCGTGAAGTTTTTTAGAGTAATAGCCGTCCATACCTACAAAACCAATTTGTTTAGCTCCTAATGCAGCTGCAATACAGGCTAGTCTTGGAACAGACCCAATTCTAGAGTGGTATCTAGTGAAGGCCCAAAAAACTCTATTTTCAAATTGTTTTTTATATGTTCCCATCTCGTGTACTTGAGTATATTTATTTTCAAAACACACTATAGTGTCATTGTTGTTTAAGTACCCTACAAGGCTTTCATCAAATAAATCATTTTCATTGCCAAGCGTTATAAGAGAGACATTTAAATTTCTTAATTTATCGTTTTTATAAAAATAGTTACAAGACCAAATAAAATCATAATCATCAGGGTTAATACTGTAATCATTAAACGATGGTCCTGAGCCTATGATTAAAATTTTTGAATTTTTATACTTCTGCAAAAAATCTAAATTTTGCAAAGCTATCTCTTTATTTAGAGACATTTTTGAAACACCTAAATGGCTTATAGCTCCTCTGAGAAATGGAGATCCAGACCTTAAAAGTTTTGAAAATTCAGACTTATTACACATAAAAGAACTATTTTTGAAATCCCCGCTAGTGTTTGTTATTTCTTGTGTCCAGATCATCTATATCATTTCCCTTAAATGTTTTAAATCTACGTTTAGTATTGCATCTACTATTGATAAATGCGAAATAAAATCTCCGTAAAGTTGATTGTATTCAGGATGTTTATAATCGTTATATATAATATTTAAACTTTTTGACGTAAAAACGTTTTCACCCTCTTCTATGTACTCTTTTGAGCCGGGGGCCGATAAGTAAGTATCAGCGCCCAATTCTTTACAAATTGATGCAAGATAATGATCTCTTTTCCCAGTTGATTGCAATTGAGAACTGTTAATGAATTTAGTATTTATGTTTAATCTTTCACACATTGATTTAATGATATTAGAATTGTATTCAGACAGTGTTTTGAAGTCTTTTTTAATCAAATCACCAACAAAACCAATGTTTTCATTATAATTTTTAGACTTTGAATATGAAAAACTAAGACCTTTGCAAATTTTATCCTTCCATTGATCATCAATCGCTAATTCGCAATCTTTAATTAAAGATCTAGAATAGCCTTTTTTAATAGGAACTGAAACAAAATATTCTCCGTTGGAAGATTTCAATCTATTTCTAGTTTGCCACGACCTTTTGGAGACTTGCACATCATCTAAAAATACAAAAACATCGCTCTTTTTTATCATATTAAAATAACCCAACCAAGGTAAAAAAGTTGGTTGCATTATAGCTATCGTTTTATTGCTCAATGGCATAACCTATACCTGTTTTTCCGTACTGATTGCCATTATAAAGCATTATTTTTGTATCGTTATGTTTAAACACACAAGAATATTGCACCATTTCGCTATCCCATCCTTGTTTCGATACATCTAAGCAGGCGTTCGGATGCCTTTCCCAATTTATTCCATCTTTTGACTCTGCATATCCTATTCTATATCCTATGCGGGGATCTTTAAAAGAAAAATACATTTCGTACTTTTCATCACTTTTGATAACGCAAGGTCTTGCTAGGGCAGTTTCATTGTGTTTTAAGTCAATTGCCACGAGGCCATCTCTTTGCCAATTTACTCCGTCATCAGAAGAAGCAAATTTTATGTTATATCTTGGCAAATCTTTAGATATCCACCCTTCCCCTGAGACATACCACATCTTGTATTCGCCACCATCTTTTATTACCCACGGTGCAGTTAGTATACCAAAAGGCTCCCTATCTGTCTTTGTGAACAATGGAGCCCTAGAATTTCTTACAAAATTTTCTCCTGAGCGGTTGGCCAAACCCATCACCAAGCTCATTCTATAAGTGGAAGTGCCAGAGTTCCAACCAATATAATACATCTTATCATCTATCAAGCAAGAAGGTGTAACTCCATTATCATCAAAACACCCTCTTTCACCCGGCGACAACACTGGTTCCTCACTAAATTTTACAACAGTTAATCTGTTGTCTTTAACTTTTAACAAACAATATCCAATATGAGAAACGTTATCAATGCCCCTACCAGAGAAAAATATTTTGTATAAATCTTGATCAACTTTCTCAACGGTTGGCAGCATAGCGTGAGTTTTCATCCACCACAAATTATCTTGTGGTTCTATAATGACACCTTTTTTTATCCACATATTAATTCAACCTATGCGGCAGGATTGCCGTCACTCTACCTAAAGAATTTTTTGGTGCAGAAACTTTTAAAACCTCATGAGGTAAGTCATATCTGAAAATAAATAAGTCTCCAAACTCCTCTACATCTTTAGTGCTTATTGACTGTATTGGCTTGCTTGTGCTATAAAAAACGGTACCGCCTTCAACATAATCTTTTGATTTTTCGCCTAATACCAGAATTAATCCACACATTTGTTTTTCTCTGCTGTGTTTGTGTAAATCAAAAAAATTATCATTAGTGTATTGTATTAAATGTGATCGATAATTTTCTCGATTTAACTTTTGACCGTTTATTTTTTCAAAAAAAGAAAACATTTCGTTAAACAAATTTTCTGTTAGATCGTCATAAAACATTGGCAATGCGTCACGTATATTTTTAACCTTTCCAAAGTTTAATATCTTAAAACTATGATTGGTGCTGTTGCCTGTAAAAATGTTTTTAGGGTTCAGTTTTTTCTGATTAAACTTCATCCGACGATTCACGTACTGTTTTTTTTGAAAATATTCAATTAATTTTTTATTAACTTCTTTTTTATCTTTTGAAATAAAATTTTTAATTTGTATAATATTTCCATCTTCTATGGACTTGCGTAAATTAATAAAGTCTATAGAATGTTTTTTTTGTATCGTTATTAATTCCATTTTAAATTTCCTTCTTAAAATAAGACCTCATTACTTTTTTATTCAATTCTGAGTCTTTTGCAAAAACATTGCTTTTTGCACAAAGTATCATATCGCCATCTTGCAAGTCTTTGACAACCGAGGCTCCCATACCTATAAAACAATCGTTTCCAATTTTTATAAAATCTGCGGCTGTTGCATTAACTCCCAAAAAGCAACGCTCGCCAATTTTGACGTGTCCTGAAATACAAACGTGACTGCTGATATATGTGTGATCACCTATGGAACAATTGTGACCCAAATGATTGCCACTCCAAATCATAACATTATCACCTATTTTTACTGTAGGTTGGATTGTTTGATTTTCTAAAATAAAACAGTTTTCTCCAATTGTCAAATCAGGCCAAGTGACAGACTTAGAACAAACATAACTTACTAGAGAATATCCTAAATCCTTCATCATAGAAAACTTTTCTTGTCTAGTTTGATTTAATTTTCTGTAAGACAGTGCGACATGAGCTTTAAATTTATTCGGTGGGAATAATTCACAAATTTTATCAACTGGTACCAGTGGAAGATTTAAAAAGCTATCTGATTTTATGAATTCGTTATCAGCTGTAAATGCCACAACTTCATACTCACTATCATTGGTAAAATAATAATATGCCAGTTCCGCGTACTCTCCTGTGCCAAAGATTACTATTTTATTGTCCATTTAAAACATACTCCATATTTCCATATAAAACTTCTGCAACTCTAAACTGCCACTCGTAATCTATATCGAATGTTTCTTTTTCTTCTACAGTAAAAAGCTCCGGATCGTTTTTTGTAAAATTTCCTAAATAAATTCCATCACCTATTCTGCTCATTTTTCCAGCGTAAAGACAATGGGCAGCTTCATATACTGATTCTACCAGTTTTGTATCCATAGTGCCTGGGTACTTTGTTTTTAAAACACCATCAGTCCCCCAATAAAAATTTTTCTTTTCGTGAACAGCAAAAAGACTTTCATTTGGAGAATTAATAAAATGATTTACAAAACTATCAATTGTTTCAATCCTCAACAAAGGACAACAAGCGTTAATAATGATGTAGTATTTAAATTTTAATTTGTTATACCATTCAGAAACAACTCTTGTGTCTTTACTCTCACCAACAGATTTCTCACTTCTATGGTAGATTTTAACGTTGTTATTATTAGCTATCGACTTGAGATCATCATCATAAAGCGATGCAAAGAAATTTTCTCTGGGTATTACTTTTGATTTTAAAACCTTTTTTAAAGCAATATCAAACAAATTTGTATCATTAAAATCACGAAGCATCTTGTTTGGTATTCTAGTTGAATTCGTTCGCGCCTGTACGATGACGCATATATCATTAATCGATTTTTGGACCATTGTTCGCCAACCTATCACTTAAGCTTTGTATTTTTCTATCACACTCTTTGATCTCAGAAAAAAGAGATCTAGCCCGTTCTGGTGCAAGTTCAAAACACATCCGAACTACGTCCATCCAGTTAACATTATTACGAGCACGAATTTGCTCTATTTCATCAATTATCTCTTGATCAGTCAACTTTAACTCCTTTTTTAATAAAATTATTTGTTAAAAAATCATCTTTTTTTAGATTTTCAGTAAAAACATAACCTGCATTAGCAACAAGAAAGAAATCTGATGCCGGTAGATTATTATCGTAAAATGGTCTTTTTGTGGTTATGTTTTGATCAGTAACCCTTTCGCCTTTTAATACATCTTGTTTAAGTACTATGGATCTCCTGCCCTGCATACTATTCTTTTTTTCACTATTAGAAAAAGTTTCTTTTATTCCTTTTGATTTTTCGGCCAGTCTTATAAAATCAACCATTTGTTTTAATTCATTTGGCTCTACTGCAAAAGAATGATCTGGACCTTCCATATCTTTGGACAAGGTAAAGTGCTTTTCTATGCAGCTTGCACCACACATAACAGCCAGTGATGGTGTAACAGGAGATAACGTATGATCGGATAATCCTACCTTGACGTTAAATTTATTTTTTATGGTTTTTATTGTTTCTAAATTTATTTCCTCTTGAGGCGTTGGGTAAGCATTATTACAATGCAGAATAGTTACGTTATTATTACCAGCATTATAACACGTTTGAATAATCTTGTCTACAAATTTTAACTCACAACCCAGGCCAGCAGATATTATAAGTGGCAATTTTGTCGACGCAGCATAGTTTATAAACCTTAAATCGGTACTTTCAAAGCCTGATATTTTTATTCTCTTAACACCAAGATCGAATAAAAAATCAACCGCTTCCTCGTCAAAAGGCGTACACATAAATTCTATCTCTTGTTCATTACAAAAATCGTTTATTTGTCTAAGCCAAGAGTTTGATACTTCTAGGGGTTTAAATAATTCAAAAACATCATGACCATTAACCTTTTTGCTTTTGGTGCTAAAAAGCTTGTCTGCCTTGAAACTTTGAAATTTCACTGCATCGGCGCCAGAGTCTTTTGCAACTTTGACTAACTGTCTTGCAGTTTCCATTTTTCCATTATGATTTGAGCCGGCCTCGGCTATTACAAAAGTTTTTTCAATCAATTTTATCCCACAAAGGTAAATTTAAAATTTTAGGGTGTAATCTTTCTAGATTTAGAAGCGTTTGGTTGGAATCATAATAAGACATTTTGTGCAACATAGGATAATGTCGCGACCAACCTGTTTCAATTATAACATTATCAGCATCATCTTTTAAACAGGTTGCAAAATAAAAGGAAGAGTTTTTATCGTGAGGTATGAGATTGTATTTGTTTTTTAAGTAATCATAGTTTAACTTTCTTGTATTTAGGTTTTCTTCATATCTATCTAATTGCGTTAAAGCTATAGTGGCGTTTAGGTTATTCATATAGAACTTAAATCCATTTTGATTTACATCATAAGTGTTTTTAACTATTAGTCTTCCAAAGTTTCGATAAGATCTAAAGTAATCATCAGCCTCTTCACAGTCTGTCGATATCATACCACCATCTGATGAACAAATGGGTTTATAAGGATGAAAAGAAAAGAATATAAAATCACTTTTAATTGTTGGTGTAACACAATGAGCGCTATCAATTACAATTATTTCATCTCCAAATAAATCGAAATTTTCTATACTACTAACCCCTCCATAAAGTACCGGCATTACAATCGCTTTATTGGGAGAGTTCTTATTTCGTATTGTTTTATAGTGATCACTTGAGAATTGTAAGTCGTCTTGAACATCTACAAAAATCAAGTTATGGCCAAAATGTTTAGCAGCCCAAGCCGGAGAAGTAAAACCAAGAGATGTGGTGAAAACATCACAAGTTCCGTATTTCTCTTTAAAATAAGAGAAGATCATAAATGCCGATGCTGACGCAGAGTTGGTTGCAACATTGTATTTTTTATTTGAAAAACAAGAAAATTTACTTTCAAATAACTCAACATTAGGCCCAAAACCAAGGGCGCCGGTAGATAAAACATTGTTGATTTTTGAAATATCATCTGTTTTTATTTTTGATTCAAATAATTTCATTGTAATAACTTTTTTTGCCTCTCAGAGAGTTTTTTATAATTGTTGCTTTTTTTATCTAGAATGTTTCCTTCTTTGGTATAATCAAAAGTTGACATATAGCCATTTACTATTTGAGGAGCGGTACTTCTTAAATAGCAAGCGACGGTCGCTATTCTTTCACCAGAAGCAACTTGACCTCCTTTGTGAAAACCATTTGAATCAAAAAAACAAACTGTGCCTTCTTTTCCGTCAGCAGTCAAAATATCTTCTTGAGGTATTTTATTTGTTGCCATCGAATTCAAATATGCACCTTTAAAATATTTATCATTTATATTTGGCCATATTTTACTATTCTTTTTTCCAAAGCCGCTGCTTTTAACATAATGCAAGGCGCCATTTTGTATAGAAACATCATTATAGTAGACAAATATTTTTAAAATTTGCTTATCCTCTGTATCTCTGTGCCACCTTTGAGAATTTGACGGAGGAAACGGGTTCTCAGGGTGGTACATTATGGTGCAATTTCTTAATCTTATGTCTTCTTTTTGTAGATATTCTTCTGCGACATCTAGAAAAAAATCTTGTAAATAAAACTGAATTATAGGGGAATTATCTAAAGAAAGCCCTTCGCCCATTAATTGTTTGCTTTGAAATTCATAAAATTTATTTCTATCAACAATTGGATTCCCTTGTTTTAGTAGATTTTTTCTTTTTATTACGTGATCACGAGAAACAACTTCTTCTACAAAGGTTTTGTTTTTGTTATAAAGATTTGATATTGAATCACATTCCAATTCAGAAAAATGAATTTTACAGAATCCAAAATCATTTAATTCTTTTATTATTTTATTTTTTTTCATTTTATTACTTTTTAAAAATTTAACTGTGAAAATAATTCATACAAAAATGTAGTGCTCTTTGGTATACATCTGGCTTTCTTGAAAAAAGTATATGAGAGCCAATCTCTGCATTGTTCCAGTGTGCATATCTTGGGCCTTTTAAAATTCTGTTTAGAAGTTTAAAATCTAATTTATAAGAGACATAATTTTCATCATTGAGGTCTTTTTCATCTATTATATCATACCCTTCACCACAGCAAGATATCTTAATCATTTTTTCTTCTGGTAAGTAAATATAAACATTTGTTTTACTAGAAAAGTTTAGTTCTTTTCTTTTATTGTTAAACCTTTCATAACTTTTTTCTAATAAGGTGGATATATCACCCAAGCTTACTTGATTATCGTACTCATAATCATATTTTCTTTTTGATAAAACCTCTTGAATATATTTTTTCTTTTCTTCCGGGTCATAAGGCTCATATTTTTTTGATTGTGTTTCAGAGTTTAAATCAAAGTTTTGAGAATGATTTAATAGAATACCTTTTGAGTTGTTTTTAATATTTTTCTCATAAAAAGATAAAGCCTCTTGTAGAGTGGGCACTACTTTAAATTCTTCTAAATTTGCACGTTTTCCGCTGAGAGTGTAAGAGCCAGCAAAAGGCATATAAAATTTTGGATTAACTTTATGTATATAATTTAAACCCATATTCAAAAATTTGTCTTTTTTTCTTTTTCCGTAAACTTTTAATTTGTCCTCATTTGAATAATTTTGCCAACATTGCGGATATGATCCCGCGCCAGTGTATCCGACTAACAATAAATCAATTTTTTTAAAATCATTTAAAACAACCTCCAAGGTTTTTTCTGATAACTCAAAAGGACAATCGTTTATATTCAAAATTGTTTTATCGCCGTTGTCAAAAACAGCTAGTGAATCTATTGAAGTGGAGCCCATTTTCTTTTCCATTATACCACATCCGTGAAATTTAAAACAACATTCTGGATTGCAGTTATCAGCGGCATAAATGGCCATATTTAAACCTTCGCCACACTTAAACAGTTCACCGTGATTTAATTCTATTACCTTTTTATCGAGCCGTTGGAGTCCCATTTTTAAAAACTTTGAATCATATGAATGTATTAATATTGGAATATCATTGTTAAATTCAGCGAGGGATTTTCTACTCATATGATCAGGATGAATATGAGAAATATAAATATAATCTAAATCATTGAACTGTGAAAAATCAATATCTCCAAGCGGCGGATAGTGAGCCCAAGACCCATAATATTCACTATCACTTAACCAAGGATCAGTTAAAACTTTTGTATTTTTGTGCTCTATTAAAACACAAGCAGAAGATAAATGGGTAACTCTCATTTGTATATTTAGTTATCTAAATTTGATTCTTTATTACCTCTAGTAATAAGTTTTACTAATTCATCAACATTGTCACTCATATGAAGCGAGGAATTAAAGTGTGGACCAGTGTATTTAGCCCAGCGGTTATTATACGTCCTTTTAGTGTACTGTGGCCGTACACAAAGAAGATTAATATCGTTAACTTCATAAGTAAAAGGCAGTTCTGTTTCAGCTAGCATATCTTCGTGAAGTTTTTCACCTGGGCGAAGACCCACTAAATCATAGGAAAAACTATTTTTATGAATTTTTTCTATAGCTTTCAGTATGGTTGTCATACTATATGAACTGATCTCTGGAATAAATACTTCACCGCCCTCTGAATTATATGCGGCGCCGAGAACTGTGTCTACTGCGTCTTGAATAGTAAATAAAAATCGACTCATATCCAATGAAGTAACTTTTATGTTTTCATTCTTGGAAAGAAGGTCTAGCCACAAAGGAATAAACGACCCTCGACTGCATATTACATTTCCATATCGAACAGAAGAAAAAACAGTATGATTACTATAATAATCATAATTAGTAAAAATTCTTTCAGCTATAAATTTTGAAGAGCCGTAAACGTTAACGGGCTGGCAAGCCTTGTCGGTAGACACCAAAATGCACTTATCTATTTTATTATTTAATGCAGCCTTGGCAACGTTTTCGCTTCCTTGGATGTTTGTTTTAACACACTCGTCCGGATGAAATTCCATATCATCAATTCTTTTTAAGGCCGCAGTGTGAATTATAACATCTGGATTTAATCTAGATAAACTAACATTTAGCTTATCATAGTCTCTAATGTCACCAATAACTCTCGTGACTCTTGGATCATTACCAAATGATAAAGCCTGTTTTCCCTCGTCACGGCTATACACAATTGGTTCACCGCCGTAGTTTAATATTCTTTTTACAACGGATTTACCTAGAGTTCCAGTGCCTCCAGTAATAAAAAATTTCTTGTTTTTTAAAAATCTATTCATTATTTAACCTATATAATGCCTCGTAAGTTTTAAATTCCCACTCATAGTCAATGTCAAATATTTCTTCTTCTTTCATTGACCATAGCTTGATTTCTCCTGGGTTGTTAAAATCACCCATCCAAACTTCACCACCAATTGAATCAAGAGCACTAGCGTACAAACAATGTGCTGCTTCTTTCACAATATCAGCAGTTTTTGTATTCATCACTGCCTCTTTTAATGGAGTCATAAAGACATTATTGTGATCCCAATAATAATTTTTCTTCTCTACAACACCAAACATACCATTGCACTCTTCCTTGCAGTAATCAAAATAAAAATTTTCTATCGTTTCTTTCGTAAGCATTGGAGCACAAGCATTAACCATTATAACATATTTGTGAGGTATTTTATCCCACCACTCATACATTTCTGTCATTGGTGTTCCTTCTGACATAGCCGAAGCTTCGCTTCTGTGGTATATGTTAATCGGGTATTTTTTGCAAACATCAACCAACTCAGGCTCATAAACTGAAACCCAAATGTTGGAGTTGGGTATTTTTGAGTCGACTAGCTTTTGTATGCATAAGTCCATCAAAGTTGTTCCTGCAAATGGCCTTATCATTTTTTTTGGGCAACGCTGTGAAGATAATCTAGCTTGAATCATTACCGCTACATCGTCAACTCTTTTCATTAATACCCTCTTAATTTTTTTCTTGGCGCTAATTCTCCATCGGTAACTTTTTTAATCCCATCACCATACGCTAATTCTAACTCTCTAATACCCCTAACCATCTTAATAAGACCTTGAGGTTCAACAGAGGACATATGGTCTGAGCCCCACATTGTTCTATCCAAAGTGATGTGTCTTTCAATGCAAGTGGCGCCAAGATAGATCGCCGCAACAGAAGTACCTAATCTGAATTCGTGGCCACTATAGCCAACTTCACAATTATACCTTTCTTTTAAGGTTTGAATACAACTTAAATTTAAATCTTCCAATGGTGCAGGATATGTAGAGTTACAATGTAACATCAAAGTCTCACAACCATCTAGCCATTCAACGGCTTGGTCGATCTCTTCATATGTGCTCATTCCAGTAGAAAAAATAATTTTTTTACCAGTAGCTGCAGAAGCTTTCATTAACTCTTCATTTGTGATCATAGCGGAAGGAATTTTAATCCACGGAATATCATACTTCATTAGGAAACTTAAACTATCCAAATCCCACGGTGAAGCTGACCATTCAATACCTTTTTCTTTACAGTATCTATCAATCTCGTCATATTCTTGCTTTTCAAACTCTACACGATATTTGTAATCAAGATAAGTCATTTCTCCCCAAGGAGTAGACCTCATTACGTTTTTTTGATGTTCTGGTACGCATACATCAGGATTTCTTTTTTGAAACTTTACAGCATCGCAGCCAGCAACTTTAGCTAGGTCGATTAATTGTTTAGCTATATCTAATGATCCGTTGTGGTTGATACCTATTTCTGCTATAACGTATACTTTTTTCATTTTATTCCTCATAAAGAACAAAATTTCTATTAACATATGAGTTAATATTACTATTCTTTGTTAGTATTTCGATATCTATATTATTATATTCAAGGTATTTTGTCAAGTGTATTTCTGATCTTTGGCCAATTTCCTGCTCGTGTTCTGGTAGATCTGCTTTCAGATTGTTCATATCAAAGTCATCAGTTACGTAATTCATTGTTGGCTTGTAACTTTCTTCTATGTCATAAAAATGTTTTATATTTCCATTTTGATCCAGCCTTGAACCATCCCAACCAAGAAAACTAACTTTTGTTACTCCAGTATGCACTAAAATAGGTGCAACCATATCATTCATAATACCTGGACCTATAATTCTATTATCAGGATTATTATCGAAAGAATTTTCATTCCATCGATTAGCATTACAAACAGACTTAGAATGACCCGCAGAAACATCAGATCCCCACAAAATATCAGGTTCATTTACAAAGTTCAAAGCGTATGTATTTTTTTTTATTAGATCAGCATTGACCCAGTTTTTATAATTAATAGGCATATCTTGCCTAGCAAAAACTAGATAATTTTTTTCTTTTGGAAAGTGAAAAGTATTGTAAGAGTTGGTTATACAGATGTCAACGATGTTTGGAAACTTTAACGCAGCAGTTTTTACAGCAAAAACTACCTTATTTTCGCAAAATTTTTGTATCTTATCGACAGGAAACTCATTTAAGCTAACACCAGTTAGGAAACAAACAGCCTCCGAGCCTTGAAACATATTTTTGAATAATTTTGTCTTTTGCTGTCTAGTTCTTTTATTGGCAAGTTTTTTAAAAAAAAACCTTCTCTCTTTTAATGGAACTGTAAGCCATTTATTCATTTGCTATTTCCATAACCTTGTGGGGCATCTCTTCGCAAATTCTCTCAATTTCATCAATAAGCTCCAAGCCAGATAAATTAAACCATGGTTCTGAGGCTGCACCAATGAGTTTTTTTTGATAAAATACTCTTACATTTAACATTTTGGCCTCAACTATTATTCTAGCGCAAGTCTCTAGATGCCCAGTGAAGAAAATAAAACTTTCGTGTTTAGAAAGCTTTTCTAAAAATTTATGATAATTTTTGTCTTTTATTAATTCAAAATTTAAATCTCTGTATTTACAGTATTCTATGGCCGTAGCTTTTCTTTTGATAGGATTATCTGAGTCTAAAATTGCTATTGTATCAACCTTGTTATTAGAAGAAAATTTACGCATAACATTTAAGTCTTCTTTAGACCATATGGAGCAACCTAAATTATGTACATTTTTCAAACCAGTATTATCAACAAAAACATCTTTTGACAACTTTGTTAAAAATAGATTTTTCTTTGCAGCTTTAAAAAATTCTATGTTGCATAACATATGTTCTGGAGCTTTAAAATTTGGAAAAAATATTGGGTTTCTTGTTTTTAAATATTTGTGATCTTGTTCGTATATTAGATAAGTTAAATTATTAATTGCATATTTTTTTGACTCTTCTGATAGTAAAACAAAATTACCAAAAACAAATATATCATTTTTTCTTTGTTTCATAAATTCAATTGTAACTTTAGAGGAGTTAATTAATTCTATTTCAGCTCCGATATTTTGCAATGAATTAGCAAGAGTTTCTGCATTTAATTCTGCGCCACCTTGGAATTCACTAAAAAAATAATCCATTACAAAAACATACTTATGCAACTTCAAGCTCCTCTAAAGAATTAATCCACTCTAAATAATTTGTAGTTTCTTCATCGATAATGGCATTTTTCATATCAGAATAAACTTTTTCTTTAGAGAATTGTTTTAAAATCCACTTTTGAAGTCTTTTTGCCTGTGATTTAAATCTTCCGTAATCTTTATAGACTTCACGTAATTTCATTTTATATGACCCTTGTTGCGCATATGCCCACATAGAGTCTTTTTGTATAACACCCTGCCAAACTGCATCAGGTGTAACAGGCTGAAGATTATATTCAACTTTTGCAAAATGAGCCTTCATCTTTTCTTTGCCTTTTTTATCTTTTGTCGGCTTATAAAGAAAATCTAAATGACCTGACCAATCTGTTGCTATTACTGGAAGGCCACTATATGCAGCTTCAAAAAGTGGAAGTCCATACCCCTCACCTCGTGTTAGACTCACTAAACAGTTTATGTCATCGTGACTGTATAGAGAATGCATTTCTTCATCATCTAGATCTCCGTGAAGCAAATATACTTTACATTTTCTATTTTTATATTTGGAAAGAGACTTTTGCAGTTCAGAGTAAATTACATTTCTGTCTAATATGCAACCTCCTCTTAGAAAAGTTTTAACGACCAAACCAACATCTGGATTATCGATAAACTCTTCCACAAACCAATTAACCGTTGCGCCCAAATTTTTTCTTGGACCCCATTGGGCCACAGTTAAAAAATTAAATTTAGTTGAGAGGTTTAAATCTAATTCTGGTAAAGAATCATATTTTTTAACCGGATAATGTACAACATCAATGTTTTTTTTGCACTTAAGCTCTAAACGCTGGCCCGTATTCCTATCAACAGCTTCATAAACTGTGTCCAAGAAAATATTTTTTGAATGCTCTGAAATAGTTATAATTCTATCCATTTCATTGCACTTCTGTAGCCACTCAGGAGCAACTTTTGTTGTTTCAATACCAGCAGTAACACCAATGTTAATTGGCGCCATTTTTTGCCATTCATTTGGTATTGTAACTTGAATTGACATATCATATTGACCATTCTGTTGGCCATATAAAGCAGTTTTGTGTATTATGGAATCTAACCAATTTCTCTCTTCGTTATTTTCCCAAACCCAAGAAGATTCTCCCCAGTTAACCGGCATTACATAAAGATCTAAGCCTTCCACTTCTCGCAGCGCTCTTATTACAAAACGACAATGCTCGCCATAGCCTGTTCTGGTTAATGCTGGACCTCTAACTAAAACTTTCATTATGCGACCTCCTTAAGAACCCAACGTTTTTTATATTTTCGAGTGTCCCAAGATCCTTCCTCTTCATGAAGCTTTGTCATTGTATCAACCCAAGTTTTATTAAAGTTATCAAAATTATAGTTCTTCATAACGTGCTTTCTTCCTTCTGCGCCCATTTGTTCTCTCTTTTCTTTGGAAAAGTTAAACATAGTTACAAACGCATTGACAACATCATCTCCGTTTAGTCTGTCTTCATAAATCCACGGAATTTGCTGTGATCCAATGATTGCTTTAGAAGCCGGGTAAAGAGGAATTCCAAATTCATTTTCCCCATCTACAATTTGTTCTTGTAGACCGCCGGTCATATTGACTATAATGGGCGTCCCACAAGATAAAGATTCCAAAGTAGCAAGTCCAAAGCCCTCTGCATCTGCAATATTCACAGTACAATCTGCCATATTATACATCAAAGCTAACTGTTTTAAATCGACTTTTTGCTGGCTAAACAATACTTCACCATTTGTTAAGCCAAGGTGCTCTATAATTGCTTGCAGATCTTGTCCATTGGGATCTTTAACTTCTGTATGCATTACGAGTGATGCTTTGTCGTGGCCTACTTTATCAAGAAATTCCTTAAACCAAAAAATTAAAGAACCAGATTGTTTTCTTCTTGCATTTCTGTTATTCCAAAAGAAAACAAATTTATCTGGGTCGTAAAATTCTCCAAAAACATTTTTTTTGAATTTTTCTAGATTTTCTTTGTTTTCTACTGGTGTGAAAATCTCACTATTGACCGCGTGTGGAATATATTTAGAATTAACTTCCGGGGCCACAGTTTTAACAATATCATCTGTTACTTTTGAGATTGTCGCGATGAGGTCATTTGACTCATAAAATTGTTTATTATAGGTAGGATAGGGGTAGTTATCCCAAACGTGATAATAAACCATAGGCATGAGAGGTCTAATTTCATTTTCCATCTCCCATAGCCAGGACCAGAATCGAGGGTCAGTCATAAACCAAAGAATATCCGGCTTTTCTTGGCGAATTAAAGATCGCACCATTTCTTTGTTGCCATATCCATCAACTGGGAACATTATCCAATCGTCTCCATATTGTTCTGTTTTGATTGGATCATATTTGGGATGTTTAATTGCGCCGCCGAAAGAGCGAATTTGGAACTTGCCAGTTTTTAATAACGCTTCACAAATATACCTAGTTTGAGTTCCAACGCCACTAGGACTGAGAGGCATATCACTAAGAGTGAAGACCTTAATTTTTTTATCCATTTAAACCTCATGAGCAATGTTTTGTTTTGTAATATTCGCAAACGCCATATTTGCCGTAGCAGGAAAGTCTATTTTTGACGTGATTGCATTTATTGATATTATACACTGCTTTATTTAATAGTTTAAGTGCGTTACCTATTTTCTTTTCTCCATTGGTGACTTTAAATATTTCAACATTGTTTTTGTTTGCGGTTCTTTTAAGAAGAGCAAAATGAGTTGTGATATCTTTATAATTTTTATTGTGCTTCTTGGCCCAAAAATGCTTATAAAGTGTAAGCTGGTAGGTTATCATCTTATCAGATTTTTTACGATTATCCCAACCCCAAGAACAAGTCTTCCAGTCAATTATATGATATTTTTTGGTATCTGGTGTGTATACTACAAGATCAATAAAACCCTTAAAATTTTTACTAGCTTTTTCATTATTAATGCTTTCGTAAAGTTGTTCTTCTACAGAAACCATTTCAAATTTACCAAAATATTTTTTAAGCGCTGGTAAAATAAACTGAATTATGTGTTTGCCTTGAGATCTCATTGAACTTAAAAGATCAGGAGAAAAGTCGATACTTTCAGACGATCTTTTTATTTTTTGTAAGTTTTGAAGAAATTCTTTTTCAAAAAGTTCTTTAAGATCTTTAGACTTTTTGTTTTCATCATAATCTTGTACTATAACTTCACAAACTGTGTGAAGAGCAGAACCAAAAGCAGTGTGCTCATTACCTTTAAATTGTTTTATTTTATCAATATAGTTAAGCTTATGTTTCCAAGCGCAAGTGGTCCACTCTTTAAGTTCTGAGTAGGATATGTGAGACATTTATTCCTCTGTTGTTTTCTTTTTTGTTGCCCTTTTTCTTCTTGTTTTCGTCGTTGTTTTCGTCGTTTTTTTAAGACCATAGGGCAACGAAGCTTCCTGTTCTAACACCTTGCTTTTATTTTCAGGTGTTTCAGCTTTATTTTTTATTGGCTCTATTTTAACATAATCTTTTGAAATGTCAACTGATTTCTTTTTGAAAACATATCTACCTTCTGGATTTGAATTATCTATTACACCAGAACTCTGATTTTCTAAAAATACATAATCTTTTAAATCACCGCCATTATCCTTCTTTATAAACTCAATAATGTTTTTTACAGTATAATAAAATTTTTTATTTCTAGAGCGATTAACCACACTAAAAGTAAAAATAATATTAGAACCGTCTTGTTTTTTTGAAATATATTTCATAATGTCTCCTAAAACTCAAAAAATGAATCCACTTTGTTATAAAGCACTGGGCTTAACTCTTTGAGTTTATTTTTATTTCCTAATAAATAGTTCTCAAAGCCATTTGCCCAATATTCTCGCAATGCAGTGATTGCGTAAGGTGAATAAAATAAACCGGAAGAAATAGCTCTAAGCTTATCGTATCCTATTACTTTGTAAAGATGCTGATCAAAATCGTAATCATACTCGGAATTTTTATAATCCTCTATATCATATTTTTCATCATCTAATAGATAATATAGTGTATTTCTTTTTGCAATAAATTCTCTCTCCAACCTACCATCACCATAAATTTGTTCTTGATTTTTCTTTTCAATAGCATGAGCTAGCTCGTGAAAAATATCATCCAAAAGATCCCTCTCGTTATCTTGATCCGGTGAAAGATATATCGCACCATCCTTGTACATGGCATTATATTCGCGGCCATCTTTAAAAAATTCATCAACGTAACCAACAAAAAAAACATCAACATTATCAAAAAAATGGTTCGGCACTAAATTTTCTATTTTGTTTTTTAACTGCTCCAAATCAATTTGTTTTTCAAAAGGCTGTGCGAAAACAAAAGGAACATTGTGTATCGTAAAATCAATATTTTCTTTTTTTGATTTTTTAACAGATTCTAAAATGTAATCAAACATTTATGCCGCAAGTTCCGCATCAGTTAAACCTTGTTGATATCCTCTAATAAAATTCTCTTCTGCAACTGCTAAAAGAAACTCAGGAAATTCTTGTGCCATAACCTGAATTATCATTTCAACATTTACTTCATCATTTTCAGGGCTAAGTTTTTCTCCAACATAATTTATAAGCCACTTTTTCATTTCATTTTCTGCCTCAACTGGCTTAAGAAGATCTGGGTTTTCATTATCTATAGACATATGTGTCCTCCTTTTATGTAAATATAACAGATATTTGGCATACTTTAAAGAATTTTAGACGCAATAGTAGCAACTTTAGATCTTTCACCCTTTAAAAGAGTTACGTGCCCAGAAACATCAAAACTTTTAAATTTTTCAACTGCGTGAGTTAAACCATTTGAAGTTTCATCTAGATAAACATTATCAATTTGTTCTACATCACCAGTTAAAATAATTTTTGTTCCTTCGCCAACGCGAGTAAGTATGGTTTTAAGCTCATGAGCTGTCAAGTTTTGTGCTTCGTCAATGATAATAAAAGCGTTAGCTATTGATCGTCCTCTGATATAAGTTAAGGCTTCTACTTCAATCTTACCTCTATCCATATAATTCTCAAGAGTGGCTTTATCATTGGCCATTAGGTACTCCAAATTATCACGAATAGGTGCAACCCAAGGTGACATTTTTTCTTCTATTGTCCCTGGTAAGAAGCCAATATCTCTACCCATCGGCTGTATTGGCCTGGAAACCACTAAACGACTATAAGTTTCTTTCTCGACAACCTGGCTAAGACCGGCTGCAATTGCCATTAAGGTTTTACCACAACCAGCCTTACCCACTAACGTAACTACATTTATTTTTGGGTCTTCTAACAAATCCATGGCGAAAATCTGCTCTTTGTTTCTAGGTTTCAAACCCCAAAGTCTTTTTTTATTGCCGGGATTAAGCAACTTTAAGGGTTTCTCATAAGACTCAAATTTTCCTAAAGCAGTTTTCTTTTCATTTTGATTTGATATTAACATCAAAAATTGATTTGAATTTAATTTTAACTCTTCTTCCTCTATGTAGACTTCTTCTCCGTTATAAAACCTATCCAAGACAGGCTCATCAACCAAGTGAGTTATGAAGCCAGTGTAAATATTATCTGTATCTTTTACAACTTGATCTGATTGGAAATCCTCGGTCGTCAAACCCAGAGAATCGCACTTAACACGCATGTTAATATCTCGTGTGACCACGACTACTTTTCTTTTTGGGTTTTCATTTTTTTGGTTCAACGCAACGCTAATAATCTCATTATCAGGAACAGAAAGATCAAAATCTTCTGGAATGCCCTCTCTTTTGACCATCTTCACGCATATTAGACCCTTACCCTTATCTATTCTCACGCCTTTAGACAAACTACCTTTTTCACGGAGAGCGTCAAGATTGCGAATAAGCGTTCTTGCGTTTGTGCCCACGCCGTCTTGTCTTTTTTTGTTGTTGTCTATTTCTTCTAGAACTTTAAGAGGAAGGACGATATCGTTATTACCATAAGATCGTATACAATTCACATCCGTTAAGCAGACGCTAGTATCAAGAATATAAATTTTTTTAGCCATGTTTACTCACTTTGTTAAACACTTGATCTTCTTAATTAAAACACTCATAATAAGTTAGTTTAACTTGAAGAAGCAGTCATTATAAATAGTGTTTTTGTTTATAAAAAAGGAGAAAAGACCAGTGGCACTCTTATTTATTTATATGAGAGTAAAAATCTCAGAGATATAGGAGGATAAAAAAAATGAGTAGGGTTATGATTAGTGCCCTCACGTTCATTATGCTGTTTGCTTTCTCTTGCGGCACGATGAATTCAAATGTAAAAAATGATTTTCCAAGAGAAGGATTTGCGTTTATCAGTAAAACAGTTCAATTAAAAAGATGTTTTGGTGAAGGCAAATGTGCGACAATGGACTTACGTTCATCGGGCTCTGGTTATGTTGTCAGGCTTTCTGACAAAGGCGCATACATAGTCACTGCTGCTCACGTTTGTGATGGCGAAAGAGGCTTGTTGGAATCAGTTGAGCAAACTATCCATATGAGAGTTTCAACATTGTCGCTAAAAAGATATGACGCGGTTGTTCTAAAAAAAGATCAGTCAATTGACGCTTGTTTACTTTTTGCCGAGGGTTTAACTGAAGGAGTGGAGGTTATACCTCTAGCTATGAAACCTCCCAAGAAAGGTGAAAAAGTTTACAATATAGCGGCTCCTTTGGGTATGTTTGATTATGATATGGTTCCAGTCTTTGAAGGTAGATATGCTGGAGAGGAAGGCGGCCAAGATGTATACGCATTGGCAGCTACGTTTGGTTCTTCTGGATCGATGATTTTAAATTCTAAAGGTGAATTAGTAGGAATGGTTCACTCTGTTTTGGTAAAGTTTAGAAATATTGCTATTTCTTCGCCTTATGAAAAACTTATTGAATTTATTAGAACCGGTTTGTCTAAAGCTGAATTAGCCGAGTGGATGTGTATTCCAGAAGAGTGTCTAGACTATTAATACCGATATCTAACACTTTTTTTATTCCAAATAGTCAGACCTAGTTTGTTTTTGACCCAGATTAGGTCTGTATATAAATTCATATAATCTGTATAATTTTCTTCATCCGTATGTGCTTGCATGAAAGTGAACTCATCCATTTGAAAAAATGTATCCAAATAAAAAGATACTTTATTATCAATCTGCTGTCTGTTGTTTGCGATTGATGTTTTAGTATCTGGTAATGTAAATTCGTAATCGCTCCTATCGTGAATCACTGTTACCAATAAACGACCTGTTATCAACTCAACTTTTAAACTAATATGATCAATATTAGTTACATACCAATGTTCTTGTTCAAAAGTACGAATCGACTTTCTTTTTTTACCATACTTAGATGCCATTAATCCACTGCCGATATTAAACTAGCTTTAACAAACTCAACTTTTTTATTTTTATTTTTTGGATCTTGCAAGGTTAAATATTGTTCTGAGTTCCAACGAAGGTATTGAATATCTTCTAACAACCAAACTTTATTTTTGTAATATACTGGAGAACCAATATAAGCTCTTTTTCCATTTTCGTCTAAAGTAAATCTTGTTGTCGACATCTTCAACCCTCCTTTTAAGGGGTTTGTGACCCCTCCTCTCTTCGATGCATTACAAAATCATCCAATGCATCTATGCACTCTATCGCCTCTGCTAATATTGTAGTCCATTTATCAACTTCTTTTAATATATCAGTATGTTCTCCGACCATAACAGTCTGAGTAAACAGCATATCTAGCATCGCTCTCGCTTCTTCGGCTTGTGCCTCATATTTTATTTTTGCCGCATTAAATAATTTATTGTTCATAAAACCTCTTTTTCTTCTTTTTCAAAAAATGAAATTGTATTATACTTTTTAATATAGCGGTTAAACTCCATATAGTCAACCCCTAAAAATCTAGCGGCCTCTTTTTTTGTTCTAGCAATACTTAGAGCCGTTTTTAAAAGAGCGTCTGTAACTGCGTGTCTAGTAAGTCTCCATATGGGTATACCATATAGCTTACCACATAAGTATCTGGTTGATAATTCTAGTTTAACAGCTATTAAATCTTCTAGAGAAATATTATTAATATTATTTAAAGTACTATCAGTAATTTGCTTTTCAGATTTAAGTTTGTTTATTATACTATACTTGGAATATTTTGTAATAGTATTTTTCTTTTTTTTATTTTTCCATGACATATATTAAATAATAATAGAAATAATGATATAATTTAATTTATATTATTTATTATAATCTGGTGATTCTGGTTCTGGTAGGGTTGGTTGTAATTCTTGCTCAAACCTATCGAAGTATAGTTTAAGGTTAGTTAACATATATTCTTTATAAAGTTTCCTATCTTCATCATCAGCTAAAGATTCATATGCGTCTTGAATTTGATTTTCAACTTTATTAAAGGTAGTTGAGGCAAAGTTGCGCCCGGTGATATTCATACCCTCCAAATCTTGAAATGATTGTGGCTCTTCTGATTCTTCAGGCTCAGATGGTATATCCTGATCACGAACTGGGATAAACTTGTCTTCTTCAACATCAATGTCTAAGGCTACTTCTTCTTCAAGTTCATTTTCTTCTTGACTTTCTCCAGCGCCTGCTGTAACATCTACTGGTGCAAGTGAGTTTTCGACTGCGTTGAGTACGTGCGCTCTAAATGATTCTCTTTGAGACTTTGATGTCGTGAGTCCCTTGTAAGCATCTTCGATTATTGGAATGATTACTTTTAAAGTATCCTCAAGGACATTTATCCCCGTTGCTCTTTGAGGTTGACTGTCTGGAACATCTGCTGCACCAGATACTTCTTTAATAAGAGATCGAATAACACCGCGGAGTCTATTCTCCTCAAGCATTACTTTATCTTGCTTTTCAGCAAGGTAGTTTTCTAGAAGGCCACGAATTAACTTTCTAAAACGTTGTTCTTCTTTAAGTTCTTTTAAAAATTCATCGCGATCAATCATTAATTTACACTCCAAGTTTCTGTAATAAATAGTTTAACGCCTCATTAACTTCTTTTTCAGAAACTTTTTTACGTTTTCTTGGTTTAGCGCCGAGAGGCAGAGCATATCCTTCGACAGATCCGCCGGCCATTGAAGAGATTTCCTCTAATTCTTCTTCATCTTCTTCTAATATTTCATCAACTAACCCACGAAAAATACCCAAGAAGGGTTCATTAACCTCCTTTAGTTGTTGCTTTACCAAATTTGTTATATATCCTGCTCTATCTTTTGAAGTATCAGGTAGAAATCGCTCAATGTCGTCAATAGCTCTTAGAGTATTTCTAAAGTCGGTTGCGCTTAAAACTTCACCAACCGGGTCAAAAGCATAGTCAAGAGGGTTAAGAACCTCGGCGTCTTCAACATATTTTTGAACATTACCAGCAAAGCGTTCTGCAGCATCTCCACCTTTTGTCGAGGCGCCAAGAATGATCCTTGTTCCTTTCATTTCTGGGGAGTTACCATATTCCATTGCTGCTCTTACAGGTGAAGCCGTTTGTGCAATCTCAACATCGACATTGGTAAGATTGGCATCATCTAAATAAAGGTTTAAAATTTCTTCAGCAGTCTTTGCTGTGATTCCATCTTTTTCTTTTGGACTAACTAAAACAACTACTCTATCAGCAATTTTAGAGTAATGTTTAATCATATCCAGATGGCCTCTGTGCGCAGGCTTAAACTTTCCTGGTAAAATAGCGACAGTTTCGCCTTTATTTTGCTCTCGAAGTAATTCCTTTACCATCTGTGGGATTTTACCTCTTCCGTACTTAAATAACCCCAAAAGTTGGTTCATTGGGGCAAAGTTTCCGGTAAACTTATACAACTGCCCATCGTACTGGAAAACAAAACCCTCAACAACGGTATCAATATTACTGTGGTGTTTAAGTTTATCAAGCTGTCGAACTAAAATATCTTGTGCTGATTCTTTTTCTGGCCCGTCATAGGTTTGTATAGCTCGTATAGCCTCCTCAGTTTCGTTTTTAAGTCTTTCTACTTCGGCTTCGTTATCTAGGATATAAGCGCTTTTTAATCCTCGAAGAAGCTCCACAGCAAAGTCGTGAATAGCCATTTCAATTGGCTGTACAAGCTTAGCAATAACAAATTTTGAATTTTTATTAAAAGCTGATATCTTTGCTTTTTCTTCTTTTTCCATCCCCCTGGCTATTTGAGACACAGTAGGGGCACTTTTATCGCCCAACATTCTTCTAACAAGAAGTTCAACTTTTTCGCTATCTAGGTCTGGAAATGTTTTTGCAGTATATGGTGTTAATTTGTTTTTTAAATAATCATTAATGGTCATATTGCCTGAATAGCCGGTGTTTTCAATACGACTTAATGTTTTTTGTATAAAACTTTCATCTGTAATTTTATTAAGCGTTAAAAATGCAGTTCTTCTAACTGAGAAGTCTTGATCCGCAGTTGCATTTTCAAATTTATCAATTACACTGTCAAGAAAGTTAGATTCTTTCTCATTTGCTACCACTTCTAAAGAATTATCTTGCTTATTATACTTTTTATGACCGCCCCTGTGTATATTTAAAACGTTTTCATCATAATTAACAACATTAGGCGCAACAGGCCCCTGGATCTCTGTATTATAGAATATCTCTCCATTAGGGCCAAAAATCTTAGCCTTTTCACCATCAGAAAGAGAATCAAGAGCCTTCACATAAGCATTAAAAGCTGTAACATAAGCTTTTTTAGCTTTTTCACCGCCCTTGAACTCACGATTAATAAGATCTTCAAAAGTCATCCCACCACGAGACATATCACCTTTATTTCTCGCAGCACGAGGCTTCCCGTCGACATAACCAAGAAATATATTATAACCGTCAGTCTTTTCTGTTCCTACAAGTTCACCTTTGGCGGCTTTTTGTAGGATGTCGGCCATTTCGTTAAAAGTGAGATTACGATTATCGTAAAGGTGTGATAAGTGTCCTGCTACGCCGCCCATAGATTTATTTTCCTTCTTCTAATATTCTTACTTGTTCTTCTAAAAGAGAAATTTTATTTTCGAGAGTTCTAACAACTCTTTTTATTTCAAGTAAGTTTTTACGAGCAACTGATAGTTGCCTACTTTCCTTTTGACTTTTTGGTCGCACTTCGTCTAAGATACGAAGAACAGACTCGACGTAAGCACGAGCAGTAGGATTACTTTTAACTTCTCCTATCAAAAAGTCCCTGGTCATTTTTCTTAAATCAACTTTCATTAGTTGTCCTTGGACATTTCAGCAAGAATATCACGGACAGCATCACGAAGTGCGGACTCGTCTAAATCTTCTAGAACTGCTTCTTTTGCCTCAGTTGACATTGGATGAGCTTCCTCTAAAGCATCTTCTTTTTCTTCTTCATCGAGTTCTTCTGGTGCTTCTTCTAGTTGAGCAGTTTTGTAATCAGCGTTAGACAGATCATAAGTACCCATTCCTTCGCTTAAGAATGATTTTTCTTTTGGCTTGTATCCCCATTTATCCATAAGCATTTCGCCAAATTCTTTATTTCTCCAGTTTTTGTAAGACATTTTCTGTTCTCCTTTGGTGTCTTTATCTTTATAATTAGTTTCGCCAAGTTGTTTCTTTCTACTATCTTCAAAATCACGAAAACACATATTTCCTTTTTCATATGCCTCTCGTTCCATTTCACGCATATGTGGATCTTTCTGAGCATAGCCAGGAGTGGTTGGCCCTGCACTCATTAGATCTCCGCGCTCGTTTTGTAGATGATGTACTAGCTCGTGCGCTAACGAGCGAAGACAATCTTTCATATGCCTACCAGTAATATAGACTGTGATAGACTGTTCCGTTGGATCATAATGAGCAGTTTTGCCAAAAGGTTTTAAGCTATTTTGTTTATCTTGTGTAAAAATTATGGTGGGTTTGTTTTGAAGTTTATATCGTTGATGAAAAAACTCTAATAAATCGCTGGCATAGGTTTTTATTTTGTTCATATTTTAATTAGTACGATTGCATTTTAGATCTCATGAGGGGACCGAGAAAAAATAACAGACTTAATAAAAGGTACATTGTCCAGTCTTTGTCTAATGTATTCTTCCATATGGTTAGCATCAATGAAACGTTTGAGAGTACTATTTTCATTAATAGCAAATTGGCCGACATTTTCTAGAACATCCATTTTGTTAAAAACAACGTGCGTTGCTCCGTTTATATTAATTGCTTTTTGTAAAAAGTTTAAATTCATCCAGTTAACCTGCCGAACACGTCCTGTTGTCGCTCCGTATTCTTGACCCTCTTCTTGTATTTTATTAAACACCTCACCTGCAGGTTGGAACTTCTTAGACCCAACATAAGTTTCATAAGATTTAGCTACACCATAAATACTTCTTACTGTTTGAGGTGGAACACCATTCATAAGAGCTGCAGCCGAAATACAATTAGATGAAGTAACATAAGGGTAAGAGCCCCAGTCAATATCGAGCCCAAAGCCTTGGGCGCCCTCAAAAAGAATGATAGGATTTGTGCTACGCTCGTGCAATTCTTCATAAAGATCAAGAACATATGATCTCAGTTCTGCAACATCTTCGGCTCTCACACCGGTTCTGGCAAATTTATCACGATAAGCAGGACCATTGCCGCGTTTAGTTGTGCCTATTTTTGTTTCTCTTGCTTCCTCTTCAATATGGTTTTGCGTAATAATGTGAGCATTTTTAGCGATAAATACAAGACCATCTGTATCAATACCGCCTTGTTTTAACTCTTCAATCTCTTTGAAAAACTGTTCCACGTTGACGACACACCCCGGACCAATAATGGACCGAATGCCAAAAAATACACCGGCAGGTATGTGATGAGTAATAAATTTTTTCCCTCTATGAAAGATAGTATGCCCTGCGTTGCAACCACCATTGTATCTGATAACATGCGTATATTCTCCTGTTCTACAAAGATGATGTGTGACCTTTCCTTTTCCACAATCACCATATTGTAAATCTACAACAATATCTGAAATCATAAAACCCTCCAAATGAGGTTTTATTATAACATAAGAGAATAAATAGTTAAAGAGTTAGTTTTCGTCACAGGCAGTTTCATCAAGGATGTCAAGAAGGTTGGAATACATTTGCACGGCCGTGGGGACTAAATCAAACTTTTTTGCTTTTGGAAGCGCATCGACAATATTGTCCCAATAAACATTTCCAAAGCCAGCACTGAAAACATAAAAGCTAAATCCAGGCGCTGCGTTCATTGAGTCTATGACATCACTTTGTGTTATCTTTGGAACCAAGTAGCTTTGAGGCTCTTCATCTGTAAAAAGTATTATTACTCTTTTTGTGTTTTGTCTCCATTCTATATCCCAGTTTTCTTTTTCGGGATCTGAAACATTAACACCACCCCAGCCATCAAACCAAGCAGCAGAGTTAATGTCAAACGTTCCAGGCCCTATTAAACTTTGCAAAGAAAGATAAATAGCATCTAAGCTTTGTTCGTCTGCGCCATCCATCTGTGTCGTGTCAATGTTTGAAAATGAAGTCATGAAATTTTCAAAGTCAGTTAAATTAATTTCTATTTTCAGCTTTTCAACGTTTTTTGTTAATCCGGCATCATATCCATCAACAGCAATTAATACTAGACCCCATTTTATAATCTCGGAATCACTATAATGCACAGCAAACTGACTTAGCGCTGACAACACAGCGTTAATATCATTAAGCATAGACCCAGACATATCGACAATAAGAAGAATATCAGTGGGTTCAAGTTCTTTTTCTGTTACACCATCACAGTTTGTATCTTCGCCATTACAGATATCTTCGTCCATCGGAATAATTTCGTCCATACACAACTCAGCCACGAATGTACCATTTTGAAAATCGCTGCCCCACACACCTTGATTACAATAAAAGTTTCCAGGTTTGCATATACCAACGCCTAGTGTCTCAGGTGGGCCACTGTAGCAGATAGAGAATAAATCTTCATCAACTAACTGATTACAGTTATCATCATGATTGTTACAATCTTCTGGCGCAACCGCTCCTAAATATGGATCACATTTTTGATTTTCTGAAACTAGTTCAGGGAACCAATGACATGAGGCAAGACAGTCGCTCATTTTAAAGCTTGTGCAAGTTTGATCTTCGCACTCGCAAGTTTTATATCCCTCGCCGCACACCAAAGGTGTCTCTGTACATGGAGCTAATATTCCAACGTCTTTTTCAGTACAGAAACATTCTATATCTTCATCTATTAACCCATCACAGTCATTATCAAGACCATCACATATCTCATCAAAAGGTTGCTTTGCTGTACACAGCCATTGTCCTTGTATACAATATTCCAAATCATCTTCACAAGCAGTTGAACATGCCTGGACAAGATCTTCATCTGTTAAACCATCACAATCATTATCTATATTATCGCAAACCTCTGCCGGTACAGGACCACACAAACCACAATTATTTAATTGTCCTTCATCAATTTCACCATCGCAATCGTCGTCGATACCATTACAGACCTCTTCTGTGCAGTTAACAATACATTCAGTATACTGTATTAAACCCTTAACACAAACTTTGTCTTGTATTCCTGGTTCGCCTTCTTCGTTTAAACATGGAGCATCTTTTTCAATTAAATACTGAGTTGGATTACATTCAAGCTGCTGTTCGCATTCGCCTTGAAAAACTATGGTATTCGGTTCTTCACATTTATTAACACAGATTTGTTTTCGCCAGACCTCACTTAAATCTTCACAAAAGTACCAGTCGCATTTTACACACGGATCTTGCCATATAGAATACGTGTCTTTTTCAGCTGTATCATCAATAACATCTTTAACATCGGGAACTGCAGGCACAGGACTAGCAGCGACTGGTTCTTTTTTAACGGAACAGGAGGATAACAATATTGTACTAATAAGAAGAAACATCTTCATCTTCATATAATAAATATGTGTTTGAGGGGTTAAGTGTACTGTTTATCTTGTTTTTCTGGTAGTTTTGTGATGCGAGTTGATATAATACGGTCGCCGTCTGCGTCTTTCATTGTTGATATTTTCTCTGCGACCAGTTGTAAATATGTGAGCGCTTTTCCTGGTTCCACATAAAAACGAAGGTAAAGTTTCATTAATTTGTTGTTTTGAGGGTCACGCTGAATGCCACCTTCACCGGCACGAATAACAGTAACACCTTCGATACCACGAATAGCTTCAAAAACGCGACCATAAAGTTTAGTGGCTGACTCGGCCTTTACAAGAAGCTCCGCAGAATAAACAGATTTTTGTTCGGTGAGGAAATATTTAAAATTTTCAAAAAGATTTTTCATAGTTTATTTTGGCACCTGTTTTAATGTGTCTATTGCGGCTTTAGTTTTGCTAAAAGTGCTAGAACCAAATTCACTTCGTGTTTTAATATACACCTCCTCGTAGACTGCTCGGGTTCTTTTCCCAAGGTCAATCATTGTGTCAAGAAGGTCAAACGCGTCTTTTCTATCATCAAACTGTAAAGATTTGTCTTTTGCGGTTGCAAGTAGATCGTCAAATGCTGATGAACCAAATTCAGCAACTTGTTTGGATAGCCCCTCTAACTTCTCAACGGGGAAATCGCTAGGTGAGTCTTGAAGTTGTTGTAATTCTTTAAGAGCTTTAGCAAATAAATCAATATTTTTAGATGCTTTGGATGTTTTGTCGCTTACAAGGTCGTTTGTGACACCTTTGATAAAATTAAATTTAGCGGAGTCTATTGGTTTGCCACCCTGAGTTAATTTTGCCTGTGCGCTTGGAGAGTAAATAATCGCGGCGATTAAGTAGACTATGATAACTAGCAACGCCATCCCTACTATCTTACAAAATAAAGGTCTGTCAGAGCAAAAATCTGCAACCATATCATATAATTTTTTTGCGGCTCTGAGAGCAGCGAATGCAGCACTCTTTGCCATCTCAACAATTTGAATTGATTTTTTTAAAACAAAATCTGATACTTTTTCTGAAATACCTTTAAGAAAATCACCTACTTTTTGACCCGCAGCTTTTAAAGTGTCGAGCAACCCTTCTTCTAATAATTCTTTTTGGATTTGATTAAACTCTCTGATGGCTTGTCTTTCCCATCTCTCATAAAGCTGAGTTTCATTTATTACTTTTCTATCATATTGTTCAAGCATAAGTTGGAAGGGATTTTCGTTAAACTTTTTCCAATTTTCCATTATCAACTTTGTTTCCATTAAAAAATTTCTCCCATAATGTTTTTCATTTATTTTATCAAAGCCTTGGTCAACATTCTGTTGTAGTAATTATCGTGTTCAAAACTAATTTGTATATTATTTTTTATAATATTTTGTGATAAATATTTTGCTGCAGCATTAAATGTTATTCTCGCTTCACTTAGTCCACGCGTGCCAGCAGGGTCATGCCAACGACCAACTTGTAAATCACCAAAGCCTACAATGTGCAAATTTTTTAAATTTTCAAATACGTTTATAATCAATGGCATTGCGAAACAAGAGAACTTATCATTATTCCTACCCGTCTTTTTCGACCAGCCCAAGATTACTATATCATCTTTAAAGTCAATTTTTTGCTCTACTTTTATTTCATCAATATTAATTTTTTTTGAATCAAACCAAAAAATTTCATTGTAATTGTTAATAAATTCCAATTTTTCAAATTTTTTAAATCTATGGCCACCTTGATATCTCCTGGCGCCATTACAAGTGGCCCAAGTGTAAAATTTTTTTAAATTGTCTTTATAATCATTTAGCGCGAATAAGGTGGTTTTTTGTTTAAATTGTTCAGAGTATGCATCTTCACTTTTACACCAAGATAAAGGATCTATAAAAATATGAAAGTCTGGAACTATATTAATAGTTTTTAGATATTTTATAGATTCTCCATATGAAAAAATAAAACCGCCACCATTAATGTAATCCAGAATTTTTTGTTTTGATAATTCTTTGATTTTTGTTGAAGGACCAATTAAAAGTATTTTTTCTACATTTTCTATTTTTGTCACGATTTACTCCCGGTTGTCAAAAATAGATTATACTATAAAACGTGCTCTAATGTAAATTCTAAACACCAAAAAGCCTCGCCGTCTGCCCAGTAAACTAAAACGTCATATATCCTCTCGTCATCTCTATCATCATCACGCGCAAACTCTGGAATTTCGTGAGTTTTAACGACAACACCTATACTATGTAATAAATCGAATCTTACAAGATCCCCAGGTTTAAAACTGCAGGACATGTTTTACTTTTCTTCGGCGGCTTCCTCCAGACTACCGCCAAAACCAGGTGGTGCCGACTTTGCTCTATCGTATGAGGGTTTAGTCATTCCTGGTGAAACATATTTATTACCGCCCTTTCCGATCAGGCGTATTTTCATTTTCCTATAGTTTTTCTTAACTGCTTTTTGAAATGGTTCGTTTTGTTCCTTTTGCATTCTTTTTGTTTTTCGTTTTGATGCTTCTTTTCTTTCAGTTGCGTAATCAAATGCTTTTTTAAGTCTTTTCTTAACTTTTGGATCTTTTGCATTTTGATATGCTGCTCTTACTCTTTGATGTATGAGATTTATTATTTGTGATTGTCTTTTGTGAGACTTCGATTTAAAAGAAGACTTTGATAAAGTATCTTTGATATCTTGAACAGTGCTAAACTTGACACTTACAGTATCTTTTGGATTCTCGTCTGTATAAAGCCTTCTACCAGAACCTTTTGGTTTTTTACCTGTTCCCTTTTTCGGGTCTTTGCCTTCTTTTAAGCCGCCACCAAGGTAGCTCAGAAAGTCATATTTTCCACCATAAATGTCTGAAAGTACGATGCGCCCAGGATCGGTCACTTCACCAGTATCAAAATTAATATAGCCATCCTTGTTTAAAGAATACACTGCTTTGCTAATCTCTGGTGAATCCATATCAATTTTATCAAACTGTTTATCGAAAACGTTTTTCAAAACTGATAACTGGGCTGGGGTGAAGTCGCTTTCTTTATTAGGCTCAACTTCAAAATCAAAATCATCTTCGTCTTGCTGTTCTTGTAGACCGTGAGGTTCCATATAAGGATGGTCTTTGAGATACTTTGCCATTTTTGGTGATACTTTAAATCTAATCATTTGCTTTGCCACTCGTAAGACACTTTGTCCTCTGTAATAGGTCCACCCGCTGCCCAAGTATAACAAGTTCTTGCGGAGTGGCATTTAAAAGAATGCATATGACAATATCCTAGTCGACCTTCTTCATCGCTTACAGGCCCAGGCATACATTTGTCCATTCGTGGAGAAATATCAAAAGCAGCACAATTTGCACACTTTGATTTCTTTGTAACATCGGGAGTTGTGTTCCAGTGCTCCGCTAATCTTACATAATACTCTTCATCAGCCAGATTTAGCGGACCATACTGAATATAATCTGCTTTTATGGCTTTATCGCGCATATTTGTGTTATATTTTAGGTCTTGAGTGGCGCGTGGACATGACATTTTCTTTTCTGAACCAACAATCCTGATTCTGAATCTCATTTTTTTAAAATCTCCACAATTAACTTATCCTTACCCATAAGTAGTCTATGCCAAGTATAAGCGGGTATAAAATGTGTCTGACCAGCCTCTAATTTGACTGGAACTTGATTTTCTAGCTGTAAATGCCAATCTTTTGACTGTTCTACGTAAACTTCGCGATCTTCGCGGTCTTTATGCCAAACTAACTCGCTATTCATCGTATTATGCGCGTCAAATATGCGAATAACCTTGTTTTCTGTTAATTTTACCTCTTCAAATGGAAATTCACGCACTACCAGAACCTACCGGGGACATTTTTACCAAAATACTTGTGTGCTCGGCAAGCCCAGTACCCTGGCTTGGTTTTATCGTTCTTTTCAGCGCATCTATGGCGTTTTGCAAAAGATGCACGGGCTTTTGGGTCGTTCCAGTTGCCACTTAGACCACCTTTTGAGTCTCCAAAGGTTACTTTTTTAATTTTTCCGGTTTTTTTGTTCCTTACGAACACTTTGTACTTCTTTCCACCGCCTGTATTACGAGTTGGCTTGTTAAGAGGCGGATTTTTCTTCTTTTTTGCCCTTTTTTTCTT